GGAGCCAGCTTGGACGGAGCCAGCTTGGACGGAGCCAGCTTTGACGGAGCCCGCTTGGTCGGAGCCAGCTTGGACGGAGCCCGCTTGCACCGAGCCAGCTTGGTCGGAGCCAGCTTGGACGGAGCCAGCTTGGTCGGAGCCAGCTTGGACGATGGGTCTACATTAACCGGCGAGCGCCCGATTTTCATGCTCGGCCCCATCGGCTCGGAATCTCGCACTTTCGTGGCCTACATCACAGCGAGCGGGTTGCGTCTGCGAGCCGGTTGTTTCTTCGGCACCCGCGAGCAGTTCCTGCGGAAGCTGGACGACAAGCACGGCATGGCCACAACTCACGCCCGCGAGTACCACGCTGCGTTGGCCATGATTGACGCGCACTGCGAGTTGTGGACGCCGGAAGCGGCTACCGAGGAGGCTGCCGCATGAACCGCCGTCAATCACACAACCCACACAGCTTCGATCCCGAATTCGATGCTGCCTTCTTCCCGCTCCTGATCACATTCGTACTCGTGGCCACCGGCGCCAGCGTCAGCCTGCTGTGGCTGCTGGGGTGGGCGTGATGAGTGACCCAATCTGCAACAAGTGCGGGCAGGAGTGCGACGTGATCAGCATCGACGATCCCTGCGTGAACGATGCCGGTGCCAATCTCGGCTACCAGCCCAGCCACGGCGAATCAGCCTGTTGCCGCACGCAGTACACCATGCCCTCGAAACTGAAAACCACAGGAGAACTGCATGATCACTAGAACGGTTGAGCAACACGCAGATGGAGGCGGGAGCTATTGGCTCGCATCTGGCCCCGCCTATGGCCGCATGATTTTGGCCGAGGGCGAGACGAGGAGCGAGGCGTCCCTTAGTTGGGTGCGCAGCGCTGCCGAGCGTCAAGCGAAGATTCAAGCAATGGAAATTCGAGGGAGGCGCGTACTGTGAGCGCCCCCGAAGAACTCAGCGTGGACCAGCTCGCATACGACTACGAGACAGCGCGCGAAAGCCTGGCTTCCGCGCAACAGCGTGTTGCCCTGGCCTTTGATCGCGTGATCCGTTACAAGCCGGACCTGAGCCTGCGCGACCTCCGTTATATCGAGGACAACGAGCCAGAGTATTACCGCGCCTTCGCGGGCGCGATCACCACAAAACCCGCGAAAACCAGTCTGAAAGTCGAACGCCTTAACCAACCGGAGTAAATCATCATGGCAATCAATCTGCAATCAATCGCAAAAACACAGCGGGCCACGCAACCGCCCCGCGTCGTCATTCACGGCCCGCATGGCGTTGGCAAGTCCACGCTGGGCGCGAACGCCTACGCGCCTATTTTCCTCCCCCTAGAGGACGGATTGACCGGCCTCGAAGTGAGCGCGTTCCCACAGCTCAAGAATTGGGCAGAAGTGAAAGACGCGCTCAACACGCTGACCACGGAAAAGCATGAATTCGGCACCGCCGTGATCGACTCGCTGGACTGGCTGGAGCCGCTGATCTGGGCTGAGGTATGCCGCCGGCACGACAAGCCATCAATCGAGGCCTTTGGCTACGGCAAAGGCTATATGGAAGCCTTGCCATTGTGGCGCGAATTCCTGGACAACCTGGACGCACTGCGCGCGCGTGGCATGGCTGTGATCCTGATCGCGCACAGCGAAATCAAACGCTTCGATGCGCCGGACTCTGACCCGTTTGATCGCTACCAGATCAAGCTGCACAAGGGCGCTGCTGCGCTGGTGCAGGAGTGGGGCGACATTATCGGCTTTGCCAATTTCGAGACCACCACGAAAAAGACGGACACCGGCTTTGGCAACACCCGCACGCGCGGCATCGGCACTGGTCGCCGCCAACTGCATGTGATCGAAACCCCGGCATACGTGGCAAAAAACCGCTACGCGATGCCGAGCCCACTGCCCTTGGACTGGAACGCATTGGTTGCGGCCATCCAGGGGGATACCACCACTGCCCAACCCATCACCCAACCTGCTGCATAGGAGCACTTAACCATGGCCTACCTTGGACCCCAGGGCTTTGACCCGAACGAACACGAACCCGCGCAAGACTTCGCCCCGATTCCCTCGGGCGAGTATGTCGCGATGATTACTGACAGCGACATGAAGCCGACGAAAAACGGCGCGGGTGAATACCTGGAGTTGACCCACCAGATTATCGAGGGCGAATTCAAAAACCGCCTGGTGTGGGGTCGCCTCAATTTGCGCAACGCTAACGACGTGGCGCAGCGGATCGCGCAGCAGCAGCTTTCCGCGATCTGCCATGCCATCGGCATGAACCAGGCGATTCAGGACAGCGCGCAGTTGCACAACCAGCCGTTGATCATCCGGGTGGAGTTTGTGCCCGAGGATAACGTCAAGGGCTACCGCGCCAAGAACGAAATTAAGGCATGGAAAGCTGCAGGCGGCACGCCGGTAACGCAAACCACCGTACCGGCGCGTCCCTCTGCCCCTATGGCTGCCCAGCAACCGGCACCCGCCGCGCAGCAGGCTGCCATGCCGCCGTGGAAGGCAGGCGCGCGGTAATGGCCGACCTGAGCCAACTCACCCAGCCGACTGTCCAGGCGATTTACGCCGCTTGGGCAGCCACCGGCAACCGGGACAAGGGACGGCGCGCGCACCTGGGCGCGTCGGTTCTTGGGCGCGAGTGTCGCCGGGCGCTGTGGTACACCTTCCGCTGGTCCACTGACCTGGTGCACGAAGGCCGAATTTTGAAACTGTTCGACCGGGGACAACAGGAGGAAGAACGCTTTGCTGCTGACCTGCGCGCCGCTGGCGTCACGGTGCACCTGGTTGATCCTGGCACTGGCGAGCAGTTTCGGTTCAGCGACATTGGCGGCCACGTCGGCGGCAGCATGGACGGTGCAGCGATTGGCCTGCTGGAGCGCCCGGACGTGTGGCATGTGCTGGAGTTCAAAACGCACGGGGAAAAAAGCTACACCGAGTTGGAGAAGAAAGGCGTCGAAAAATCGAAGCCGGAGCATTGGGCACAAATGCAGCTGTACATGCACTGGTCTGGCATGAACCGCGCATTTTACATGGCGGTGAACAAGAACACCGACGCGATCTATACCGAGCGCGTGCGCTACGACGCAAAGGCCGTGAGCGCGTTGCTGGCCAAGGCCCGCGACATTGTTAACTCACCCCTCCCGCTGGAGCGCATCAGCGAAAAGCCGGACTGGTACGTGTGCAAATTCTGCGACCACCGCGCGACGTGTCACGAACAAAAGCCTGCCTCCGTAAGCTGCAGGACATGCGTACACGCCACGCCGGAGATGGACGGACACGGCACCTGGTCATGCGCCCGGCACAAAATCAACCTGAGCGCAGATTCGCAGCGCACCGCCTGCACGGATCACCTGTATATCCCTGCGCTGCTGCCGTTCGGCGAGCCGGTGGACGCCAACCTGGAAGAAAACTGGATCGCCTACCAGTACGCCGGGCGGGAATTCCGCAACGGGCAGCCGGGCCCGAACAGCTATGCGAGTACGGAACTTGCAGAGCTGGCGCCGCCGCTAATTGGTGACGCCGGAGTGGAGATTTTGCGGGAGCATTTCGAGGGGCAGGTAACGGCATGAACCTGCGACCCTACCAGCAGCGCGCCATTGACCAACTATACCAGTGGTGGATGGCACACCCAGGCGAGAACGGCATTCTTTCCATGCCTACCGGGTCCGGGAAAAGCATCGTCATTGCGGAGCTTACTCGGCTGCTGTTCGATACCTGGCCGGAGGATCACCCGCGCACACTGGTGATTGTGCCCAGCAAAGAATTGGCAGAGCAGAACGCGGAGAAACTTGCGGCCCTTCTGCCCGCGCATATATCGCTGGGTTACTACTCTGCCAGCGTCGGCCAGAAGCGCCCGGACGCTGACGTGATCGTGGCAACCATCGGCAGTGTGGCCAAAAACGCGCATGTGTTGGGCAATATCAAGTGCGTGATTATCGACGAGTGCCACCTGGTCAACCCGGACGGCGCGGGCATGTACCGGCAATTGCTGACCGGGCTTGCGCAGGTCTGCCAGTTTGTTGTCACAGGCCTGACTGCCACGCCGTTTCGCGGTAACGGCGTCTGGCTGACCGATGGCACTGACCCGCTGTTTTCCGGTATCGCCCACTCGGTCACTGTGCAGGAGTTGCTGGACGCCGGGCATTTGTCGCCCCTGATTCGCCCGGTGGACGCACTGGCCACGCAGATCGACACAGCAGGCATTGCGATTGCATCCACCGGCGATTACAGCACCGACGAACTGGCAGAGCGTGTCAGCGAATATCTGCCGGCTGCAGCGCAAGAGGCCTGCCGCCTGGCTGCTGATCGGCGCAAGTGGATTGCATTCACGCCCACCGTTCGCAACGCCGAGGCGTTCGTGCGCGAGCTGGGCGCGCGCGGGATAATTGCTGGCCTTGTCTGTGGCGAGACCCCCAAGCGCGAACGCGAGGCGCTGATTGCGCAGTTCCGTCGCGGGGATTTGCGCTGCCTGGTCACCGTGCTGGCACTGGCGACGGGGTTTGATGTGCCGGACGTGGATGCTGTGCTGTGGCTGCGACCTACCATCAGCCCTGTGCTGTACGTCCAGGGCGCCGGGCGCGGCATGCGGATCGCGCCGGGTAAAGCGGATTGCCTGTGGCTCGACTTTACCGACACGACCGAGCGCATGGGGCCTGTGGACATGATCCGGGGCCGCAAGCGCAGCAAGCGCCCCAAGCAGGCGGCACCGTTTGCGATCTGCGACAACTGCGGTGCACAGGTGCGCCCGGCATCGGCATTGATCTGCCTGGAGTGCGGGGAGCAGTTGCGCGAGCCAGAGGAAAAGCAGGCGCGGGCAGCCAGTAACGCGGCCATCATGGCCGGCCAGCGCGAGGCAAAAATAACGCGGTATGACGTCACCCGCGTGACGTATGGGCGACACCAGAAAGACGGCAGCCCGGACAGCCTGCGCGTGGAATATTTCGCGGGCATGCGTCAGGTGGCGCGGGAGTGGGTGTGCGTTGAGCACGGCGGGTTTGCCGGGGCCAAGGCTGCCGCCTGGTGGCGCGCGCGTGGCGGCGAGCCGGTGAAAACAGTTTCTGACGCGCTCACGCAATCCAATGAACTACGCGCGCCACTGGCGGTGCTGGTTAACGAGTCAGGCAAATGGCCGGAAATCATCCGGGCCGAATGGGAGGAATGGAACGATGCTGACGCCAAGCGCGCATGAGCACCGGATTAACACGCTGCGATTGATCATTGCAGACCTTGAGGCCAACCCGCCGTCAAGGTGCTGCCTGAATTGCGACAACATGGAAAAGGGCAGCATGTGTGTGCGGTTCGGGCCAATCCAGGAGGAATACCTGGCCGCGCCTGGCTGTCCCGAATGGATTGAAGAATTACCTTTTTAAGGAACTGCACGCATGAGACCCCCCGACGTAATCATCGGCACCAACTATCTGCAGCGTTGGCACATCCTGCCGCGCAACCGTTTTTTCAACGTGTACCTGCACAGGTATGAGGGCAGCGACGACGGGCGCGCACTCCACGATCACCCGTGGCATAGCGTGTCGTTTTTGCTCAAGGGCCGACTGATTGAGGTCTCCCCCATGCCGCATGGATTTCAACACTGGAAGCATATCAGGCGGTTTGTGCCGGTGTTTCGTCGTGCCACGCTGGCGCACCGGATCGTGTTGCTGGAAGGCCCAGCCTGGACCGTGTTCATTACCGGCCCGCGCACCCGAAAGTGGGGCTTTATCACGCCGGATGGGTGGATGCACCACAAGCAGTTTTTAGGGGGTGAAGAATGAACGCAATCCCCCTCGACAACCGCCGCATAGAACGCACGATTGTGCGCGAAATGGAAAAGGGCAAATCGTTTGCCGCCGCACTGGTGATCGCGGTGGCGCAGATGGAAATGCGTAGGGTTAGATTGGAGTCAATGAAATGACCGAAGCCGAACAGCAAACAGGATTACCATGCCCATTTTGTGGCTCCGATGAACTGCTTTCAGGGTCATGGTACATAGACGACGGCGAGGTTGACGCCTGGGAGTGTTCGAAGTGTTTCGCGGGCGCGCCGAAGTCTGCGTGGAACACAAGGCACGGCGCCACCGATTCTGTCCCTGATGATCGGTTCGCCGGACTGCGCAGGGCCATTGCTGCAGAGGAGGGCTTTTGCAACTACTCGGTCGGCCACGAAATCGAGGTCGAGCATGGGGAGTTTCGGGAGTATATCGGCCAAGGAGCGGAGTTGCGAAAATGAATGACAAAGTTGGCGCGCCCATGCCGCTTAAACATGGGGAATCAATCGGCGATCAGCTGATGCCACTCCTAAAAACCATCGAAGCAGAAATGTGTAAAGACGATAAGCAGCGCGCTCAGTGGTGGGGCGGGCTCATGTCAAATCTAGCCGGTCAAATGAGAGCATCGGTTGGTGTGGATGCTGCAAGGGTTCTGGGCGAGGCAATAATTCACGTGCTCAATATTTCGGAAAGTCAGATACAACAAATGGATCGTGACCGGCGGAGAGCTAAGACTGGAATAAAGGCCGTAGATACGGAGGCTGGGCAATGAGTGACCCAGGCTTCAAGTCGTGCCCCTTTTGCGGCGGCGACGCCTTTCACGTTCAGCAGTGCGCCGAATCGGCGATGCACCGGGGCCAGTTTTTCCCTGAGTTCATCAGGTGCCTGGGCTGTGATGTGTATTTTCGGGGCGAAGGTGCCCACGCGAAATGGAACACCCGCCACAAGGAAAACCCATGGCACTACCCCGCCCACAACCTGGATCTGCCGAACTTGCCGGAGCCGGGTGAAATCGTGGTGGTGTATTACCGAATAGCCGGGCTTGTTGTTGGGCCTACGATCATGACGCCCGTTCATGCAGATGGTCCGCCCACTGTGGCAGGGGTGAGCATCTACCAGCCGATTGTGCGCTGGTGTCGAATTCCGGAGGAGTGATGAATAGATACACAGCTCTGTGTGTAATGTTCGGAATGCTTCTGGCTGCGGCAGTAAAGTTTTACCAACCGGTTGAGATCGGTGTTTATGATTGCTCAGATCATCCAGAATTCACGACGCGGCCGCGAGCGGAGATCAATCAGTGACCCTCACCCTCGCAGACCTGAAGGCATGGACCGGCTATGAGTAAATACGTCAGCAAATCCGCTTACGCCGCAAGCCACGGCATCACCGTAGGCACTGTCGACGGCTGGATCAAAAGGCATTGGCAGGCCGGCGTGCACTATGTTGTGATTGGACACACCACCCTGGTCGACAAAATCGAGGCGCTGAAATGGATCAATACCCGAAAGGAATCCGCCCGGCAGGAAAGGGATTGCGCATCCGGATCTGGAAACACGGCAAGCTCGCGCATTCGGAGATCGTCCCCGGCAACCTCGGTAAGGCTCATGTCGCCGCTGCGGTGAAACGCCGCGCGGATCTGGCGGCAACGGTAAGGCTGGGAATTTCCCTACACGAAAATGACAGAGGGGTTAAATCATTCGCTATGGTGGCGCAGGAGTATCTTTCCTCACTGGAGGCTAAGCGGTCAACCTCGCTGAGTTATGAAAATATCCTTAACAGGTACTGGTTGCCTGCGTTTGAGCGATGGCCGGTTAATCGCATCTCAACCAGCGATATTAAAACGGTGCTGTCAGCCCTGCCAGTTGCGAGCAAGACAAAGCGCAACATCCTGATACCGCTGGCAGGCGTTCTCACCTATGCAGAGTGCAACCCGAACCCTGCGAAAGGCATCAAGCTAAAGCGCCACCAGAAGCCGCCCGTTAGTCGCTACAGCCCCGCAGAGCGGGCCGCACTCATAGCCCGACTGGAAGGCCAGCCGCAAGCGTATTTCGCGCTACTGTTCGCCACGGGCCTGCGACCAGGCGAGGCGCTGGGGCTAACATGGGCAGACTGGGACGGCGAAGAAATCAGCGTCTCGAAACAGATCACCCGGCGAAGGAAAGAGGGCAGCACAAAAACTAGTGTGAGACGCCGGGTATATGTGCCTCAGTGGGCGCGGCCCTATATCAACGCACTGCCCTCGCGGTTTGCCGGAGGTCATATGTTCGTGAACACCAAGGGCGGCGCATACCTCGACACCGACGTTTTCAATGAAGCATGGCAGAAGGCGCACGCGCGCGCACGCATTCCATACCGTATCCCCTACACCTGCCGGCACACCAGGGCGGCGGAGTTGTTAAGCGCAGGCATTGACCCTGCAGACGCAGCGATGGAGCTCGGGCATTCAACGGAGATGTTCTTGCGCACGTACTCGGAGTTTATGGTGGAGTACGCGGCGAACAAGGGGCGCAGTAGATTCGACACCGACAAAATACCGACAACGGTTTTTAGTGATGCTGAAAAAACGTAGTGGAATCAATGCGATGTGTGGCGGAGCGGACGGGACTCGAAACTGTCCGCTGACCCACTGTGTACGCCTGTGCCTTTATAAATCAACAGGTTGCGGTGGCGGACGGGACACGAAAAGCCACAGAAAGGCATCTCACCGACAAAAATACCGACAATTTTAAAAAAGTGTTACGCCGGATTTTTACGCAGCAACCGAAGGGAAGGAGTAGGGTATGGTTCCGCATTTAGCAGAGCGCATAGAGTACGCCAAAGATGAGCTGGCGTGGCTGGAAAAAGGAGCACCGGAAAGCGAGGAGCCTTGGCGGGGGTGGGACACTATGTCAAAAGATGCCGCCACATTTGGCGAGGGCGGGTGGCTTAATTTGGACCAGCCGCCACGATGGTTTAGAGCGTCAATATACCGCCGTCGCCCCGCCATGCTCCACGTCATCGACGCCAATGGCAAGCGGTGGGAGTTCCCGCAGCCGATGCGGGAAGCGCTACGTCGAGGTCAAAACTACTGGGCGATAATGGCAGACGATGACCGAATTATTTGCTCGTCCTGGTGGGACGATCCGGCTGACGAAAAACGCCTAAAACTGGGTCGCTGCCAGTCCACCAAGGACGGCGCACAGCAGCAGCTCGCAGCACTGAGGGCGGTGTGTCTTGGGGGTGAGGTGTGACTGAATGGTACTGCCCGAACTGCGGTCCAGACAGCGAGCCGTGCGAAACAACTCCAGACGGTGACGACATTTGCGGATGTGGCTGTAGATTTTCCGGTCCACCAGATTACGTCGCCGCCATGCAGGAGGAGATAGCGGCGCTGCGGGCAGAGAACGCAGCATTCAGGCGCGACATGAAAGGCGATTACGATTTGGATGCGTGGCTGGATTGGTGCTATGAAGCCAAGGAATTGCGAGGTAGGGTCGCCGCACTGGAGAAGGTGGCGAAAGCAATTGACGATAAGTTTACAAGCGGGAATTCCGTACCAGTAGAACGCATAACACTGACCCGTGTTGAGTGGGAAGCCCTGCAAGCGGCAGGGTATGGAGGTGTGGAATGAGTGATGGGTGTAGAGCGCTGCGAGACATCCGTTGCGGCAGAAATATGCTCGACTGCGATGCGAGAGAAAAGCAAATATCCACTCTCCAGTCCGAGCTCGCCAGCGCCAAGGCAGAGTCAACTGCACTAGAGG